AATATAAAAAGACCCATTAGCTTGAGCATACTGAGGGTCTATACCAGGTCTTTGTACTAGTGAGCTAATATTAGAGTTTGAGTCTACTGAGTCAGAGTCAACAACTGTGTTTAAAGTATTAAAATTTTCTAATGTAGTTGAGTTGTTGTCTGTGGTTAGACTTGTACTTGAGCTAAAATCGTATGTTCCGTCTGCGTTTTGAAGTACGTCGGTTGGGTTTGATGTTTTGTTTGCGGGATATAATACGTGTTCTATACCTCCTGAATCACTCCACATTACTTTTACATAGTTAACATAATCACGAGGTAAAGACATGGTGAGTGATGGTGGTAAAATTATTTCTTGAGACTTTGTAGATTTAAAGGTATCAAAACTTAACTCAGCTAAAGCCCTTTGTGCGTGGAAAGATACTGTAGAGGTGTTAACTTTAGGTATTAAGTTGTCTTCACCTGTATAACCAAATATAAAATTATTAATAATATCATCTAAAGATATAAATTGATAATTTCCTAAGTCACTACCTTCATAGTAGTTTTGGTCTGTTCCATCTAGTAGTCCCATATTTTATTATTTTGTTTGTTGTTCTTTAGCCATAGCTATTTGCGTAAGCTCTGAATCTTTTATGTTTATACCAGCTAAAGCTAATATTTTTATTACCAATGTATTTTCTTCAGACTCATGAAGATCAAAGTTAACTGAAGACGCACTATTGTATAGGGCTACACTGTTTATCTCTGTGTATCCCCAATTTACAGCTGTTGGTCTAGATATAAAATGACAGTCCAAATTTGCTGTTGACCAAGCTGGACTTACAGTTGATGGGTATAATCGTATTTGAGTAGGACTTACTCTAACGTAAACAGGATGTTTTTGGGTTGGCTTAGCTAATGGTACTCTACTTACAAACTCTACCTCTCCAGCATCTATGTTTTCTACTTTAATAACATTAGTATTATCATTATAAAAAACACCACCTAATCTATAAACATTAGCCGGAAGCGTTGCGAGGTCTGTAGAAACAGCGGTAACAGCTTGGTGTATGTTTTCAAAAGGTCTAGTCTTTTCTTCTACTAGTTTTTTTAAGTCGTTGTATTGGGAGTTGTTTTTTTGAGAAAATTCAAGTTGACTTAATTTAAAAAAGTAATCCTCAAATATATCAAGTTGAACTTGATTGGCAAATAGATTGAATTGCTGAGGGTTTATGTATCCTCTTTGCTCTTTGTTAGCGATTGCTAATACTCTTTGATATACTGTATCTATGTTTATTGCCATAATTTTTTTATTATAATAAGGTAACCACCCCGAAGAGTGGCTACCTCATTAAGGTTGTTACGAGTTAAATCGTTTTTCAATATTGGAGTAAATCTCCATTCCTTCGTCGGTTTTAAACCAAGCAGCTAAAGCTGAATAAGGATGCTCATCAAATGGTACGTTCATTAGTTTTCTACCATTGCTAACCCAAGTAAATGTTCTTTGGTCACTTGATAGTTTTATAATACCCATTTCAGTAGCCTTGATACCAAAGTTTCTTAAAGTAACATTGTCATCATTGACTAGCTCTAAGAATAAACTAGGGTTTCTTTTTGCATATATAAGTGTATCTCTTTTAAGCTCTTTAGAACTCATCTCTGATACCTTAGAACCTATCTCTGTACGCATAACAGCTTCCATAATATCTATATCTAAACCTTGTGCCGCGTTTAACGCTGCAATCTCAAGTTCAATAGTGTCAAGCTCATCAACAGCTTCTTGTACTGAATCCCATTCTTCGTATAAAGAATCTTTTAACGGGTGGTATAAAGATAGTAGTTTTTGTAACGTTACTTTGTTTTCAGGCACCGTCAAAACACCATCTCTAAAGATTATATGATCTAACCTCTGTTCTCCTTTCATCTCGTCAACAAAACAAGTTCTTTGATTTGTAGTGTACTTCAACTCTCTTTCGTAGCCTTTTTCTTTGTCAAAGTAATATATGTCAGCTGCTTTAATTATGTGTGATAAAGGTGACATTCTGTTTTTTAATAAATAGGTTCTATCCTTGATGACCCAACCGTCTTCAAGTTTTGTACCTGCTTTTTGTTTTACTTCGTTTGCTTTTTCCACTATATCGTTTGCACGATCAGTGAATTTAATTTTTTCTTTTGCCATAATAATATAATATAAGTTAATAAAATAAAAGGACCGAGGCCGAAGCCCCGGTTCTTTTAAAGATTGATTAGTTCAATAACATAAAGTTATTAGCACCTTGTACAATTAAACATCTTTCAGATAAATAATGTACTTTCATTGCATCCAAGTCAGTAGTTTCAGCACCAACAGATCCAGTAGTCCAAGTTTTGAACTTTCTGCTTTCCATTTGTGAAGCTCTATAACGAGTGTGTAAGAATGGTCTCTTAAGGTTTTTCCCTAACTGCTCATCATAAACAGAAGAAACACCAGCAGGAATCATAACTCCTCTAACAGCAGTAACTGCATCGATTGCGTTAATAGATCCTCTTGTTCCTTTGTCATTTAAGTATTTCCAATCAGTTTTGTAGAAATCGTAAGATCCACGTCTGAAACCTGAGAAACCTAAGTTTAATGCCATGTCTTCAGAATTGTTGAATACCCCGTAAGAAGTACCACCAGCTCCATATCCATTCATAGAAGCTAACATATCATCCATTGCTAGAGAAGTTGCTCTATTAATAAACATCATGTTTTCTTCAATAGCACCTTGCTTGTCAAATTCAGCTAAGATAGCGTCAAATTCAGCTAAATCAGTAGAAGCGTTAACACCTGTAAGTCCAGAAGCTTTGTTACCTCTATTAGAGATAGCAGAGAATAAACCTTCAGTACCAACTTCTGTTTCAGCCGCAACAACTCCAGCTGTTGCATAATGACCGTCGTCGTGAATAACAGATCCAGCTAACGCTTTCTCAGCTTCAACTAGTGTCATCTCTAAGTGATCAGTAAAACGAGCTCTTGTATCACCTTCAGCTTTTAAATACCATAAGTATCCGTTTTGTCCTTCTTCACCTGTTACTTCAACCCAACCGATTGCAGATACATCTGATCCATTGACCATGTACATATCTTTAACGATGATTGGTTTGTTTGAGTAAGACTTGAATGAAGGCTTGTTAGCTTCAGTTTGACCCGAAGTTCCTTTTGCGAACTCAGAACCATAAACCATAACTCTACAAGCTACCGCTGTTCCTGATGCCATACCAGAACCAGTTAAACTTGCTGAATCATAAGGTAAACAAGTAATGTTATTATCAGTACCTGAATCAGCATCCGAAACATAACATCTAATAGTACCACCAGCGTGGGCTAATAATACAGTGTCACCTTTTCTAATACCATGTGAGTTAGCAGCATAAGCAGCTCCAGTATCAATGTTGCCTGTAATTGTTACTACTTGACCATTTGCAGAATTTGCTGTCGCAGTGTAAGTTAAGTGTAATCTACCTTGTTCTGACCAAACTACTTGGTCTGAGGACATTGCCTCTTCTGCACCTACCTGAGCTAAGAAACCAGCGATAGTTCTTTTTCCAAAGATCTCCGCTTCTTTTTCCATTAAGTCCGGTAAGTATTGTTGTTGCCATCCGTTGTTTCCATCGTCGGATGTAAAATCTAGATAATTTGAAGCTAACGTCGTACGTATTGCTGACGGCGTTATATTCAAACTACCTCCTGCTGTAATTGCCATAATTGTTTTTTTTAAAAATTAATTGATATCAAGAAACTATTTCTTGATTTTCCATTGCATACCACTAGAATTATCACTTAACACTTTAAATTGCGGTCCACTAGTATTTGTAGCCTTTCCATGTGACTGTCTAGGATTCATACTAATGTTTTTGGCTTTGGCTATACTAGATTTAGTAGCATCCGCCTTGCCTTGCTCATAAAAGTGTTTTGCAATTGCGTCGGGATTCATTGCTGTGAAGAGAGATTTATGATAACCCGCAGCGTCTTCTAATGCGCCTGTCTTTTCGTTTAGAAACTTTCCAACAAAATTATTGACGTTACTTTGGGTGTTTTTAACCTCGTCAGCGTTATTAACATTAAACCTAAACTTTTTGTCTCCTACGTTGTATTCAAAACCTTTGAATCCATCTCCAAAAAAGTTGTTGGTCTTGCTGCTAAAATTACTAGCTAACACTTCACTACGTTTACTCGACTCTTCCGTAGTTTTTTTGTATCTATTAAAGAACTCTTGGGCTTTCTGTTGTTCAGGTGTTAACCTGCTTCCAGCTTTAAGTTCTTGATAGTACTTAGACTTTAGCCCGTCTAGGTGGCTTTTAGCGTTGGCAACTTGCTCTTTTAACGCTATTTTTTTCTTTCTTATTTCTCTCTCGTCGTCCGTATCTTCGTCGAATGAGAATTCGTCTTCCATTAGGAAGTTTATTTCTTCGTCATCTAAATGAGTTTTTGTTTGCTTATAGTATTCCTTAAGCATACTTTTGTCATCTAGCTTACTGTAGTCTTGATTTAACTTAACATAGTCAACTAAATCACCACCAGTATCGTTCATAAAGTCTATTAACTTTCTAACGTTCTCTGGTAAATCTACACCTGTAGCTTCAGATTTAGCTATAGCCTCTTCAGCTTGTTCAGCTATTTCTTCTACTTGCTTTTCTTCTTCTTCTGTTATCTCCTCTACAACTGGAGTTTCTTGTGTTTCTGTTTCCGGTTGTACTTCTTGTTCTTGTGTGGGCTCGGCATTTTCAGACTCTGCAACCACTCCGCTGTCGTTAGCGTTATCTTCTTCAGTTTCATTTTCTTTTGGTTTTGGGGGTTTGGTAAAATCAACTTTGTGGACCTCTTGCTCTTGCGCTCCAAAGCCGGTTTTTTTCATACTTACTTTTATAGTGTCTTCCTGTGTTTCTTGTACTTCAGGTTTTTCTACGTTTTTTGTAGTAGTCTCGTCTACTATTTCTTCTAATTTGTTTTCTTCCATAATATAATATAATAATTAATAATTCTACATTCTAAATGCTCCACCTAGTATATCATTACTTGATTGCTCAAAGTTTTTAGGTGGTTTGTTGTTGTTTCTTTGGTCTATCATTTCACTTTGTTGAGTAGCTTGCATTCTTGATCTTTCATCTTTTTTACTCTCTTGTAAATTTGCTTTTCCTTTTGACCCATCTATTTCTAACTGCTTAAGTTGCATTTGCAAAGCGAACTCATGATTCATTAATTCCTTTTTTAACAGGAAGTCATGCTCGTTTTTAGCTTTTTCTAAATCAGCTTTTGCTGTTTCAAACATGGTGTCGGTTTGAACTTTTGCTTGTGCTTTTTGAATTTCCATTTGAGCTGCTTGCGCTTGAGCTTGTTGGTTAGACTTAGATTGCGCCTCCATATTCTCTTGTTGCATTTTTTGATCTTTTGCTAGCTTTTTAGCTCTTCTTATTTTTAATAATTGATTAGCTAATTTTATGTTTTTTATTTCTCTAAGATCAATAGCGTCTTCTAACTCTATTATTTGTTGCTGCAAAGCCATTTGTATATTATTTTCTAGCTTTGCTCTTTCTTCCTCATCTGGTTGTAGTTCTAAAAATATACCAAAGTCGTACAAGTGTAACTCGGCCATTTCTTTTAAGGTTGCTACATTGTGATTACCTATAGATTGTATAAAAGCATCTTTAGTTGGAGCGTACTCTATAATATCAGATATTCTTAACGATAAGCATTCAGCCACTTCTGATGTTAAATATAAGCCTGATTGTAATATATGTCTTGTTGCTGTGTTTGAATTAGCGGCTGCCATTTTTTGTAAACCTACTAATGAATCAGGATCTGGTGCTCCAGCACTAGCCTCATTAAGACCGGTTACATCCCTTATCATCTGCATGTAGTAATTGTAGTTACCTATTAATGCTTGTAGTTTATTACCACCTCCATTGCTTGTGATTTCTTGAATAGGTATTTTACCTGGGTTTTGGTCACCATCAGCTGTAAAAGACCTACCAATAACAGATCCCGTTTGAAAGAACATATTAAGTGCTTCTTGCGGGTTGTAGTTTGTTCCGTTGCCTAAATCTATTTCAGCTAAACCATCGGCGTCCATATAAACACCATCAGGAACCATACGTGATAATATTTGTTGTATTTTTAAATGAGTAAGCTGTATCATATCAGCGAAACCGGTAACTCTTTTAACTAAAGACTCAATTCTACCCTCGTACATTCGTGGTGCGCATATAGCGTAGTTCATTTTAACCTTAGTAAAATTACTTTTAGGCCTCATCATGTTTTTAGCCATTTCCCATTTAAGTAGTTTGTCAGTACCTAATATCATGGCTCCATCGTAAAGAGTTTCTATAGATCTCATTAACTTACTAAACTCACCTTCCATACCTTCTGGTGGGTTGAATTGATCATCTTTTTCTAAAACTTTTTCACCACCTGAAGTTCCTTCTTTTAATTTAAAAACCTCATTCATATAGGTTTTGTAATTAAAATATAAAACTTTTATCTTATTACTGTCTTGCCTAACACCACTACTATATCTAGCACCGTGATTATCTCCAGTTCTAATAATATCTTCTAACTCATCATGGTTTAAATGGGGAAATTCTTTTGCAAGTTCATTTACCGGTATCTCTTTAACCTCACCAACGTAATATATGTCATCAAAATTAGGAGAGTCGGTATGAGAGTAAACTAAATTTTCTGGATCAACGTAGTCTATAACAACACCTTCAGATGTGTTAAACGAGGTTTTTACAGCACCAATACCTAAAACTGTTAAGTCATAATAAAACCTTCTTCTTATCAACTCGTAATTGTTACCTGTAAACAAAGTGTTTAAAGCTTGTTCTTGAGCTATCTCAACAGCTTGCTTGTAAGAAAGTTGCATGTGCAAGTCCAGCTCTTCTTTAGTTCCAGGTAGTTCTTCTTCTTCGTTTTTTGAGAAATCAAAACCAAAAGTTTCTTTAGTAAAAGCGTTGAACTCCTTTAACCTCATGTCTCTTTGTATACTTTCCATATACTTAGTTCGTTTCTCTACACCAAATGGATCTTGTGAGTAAGCTTTTATATCGTATAGTCTTTCAGCCATACCATTGACAACAATATCTACAAACTTTGGTATTACTGGCACAGGTTTCCAATCTAGGTTTAAATAAGATAAATCACCATTTATAGATAACTCATCTTTATACTTTTGTATAGACTGTTCGCCCCTAGCGTATAGTCTTAGTTTGTGAAAATCGTTTTTATTAGATACATACCTATTTTTAGAGTTGTCTTTTTTAAACCATTCTTCTTCTATAGCTTTAGCAACTTTCAAACCGTAATCAAAGCTCATTTTTTCAATATCACTTACGACTTGACTAGGAAAATAACTATTAGTAGATTGTGCCATATTTTATTTGTTAATTTTTGATAGATCGCCGTCGTTGTTATATCTAGCAATACTTATATTTAGTTTTGGTTTTTCTATTTTTGGGTTTGGTCTATACAAGTGCCTGTTGTTTGCCATAATAGCCAAGCCAGAGCTTATAGACGCATCATGCTTTGTTCTTTTGTTTATATCAAACTTTGTCCAATCGTTTAACAACTCGTTGAAATAACAATCCCCATAACTACCATCTTGCTTTATACCTATATGATCTTGTATATACATCTCAATAGCAGCGGCATGAGCTTGTTTTATATCTTCACTAGAGTTAGGCATACCGCCAACTTCTTTTTCTGCAACAGATAATTTATTCCATATCTTGTCAGGTCTATTCATACTAAAACCTCTATACCCTCTACGCCTCAAGTAGTACAAGAGACGAGGTTTATTGTTCTCTGCGAGTATAGGCATCCCGTAAAATACTAAAGCCATTAGAACGTCCTCAAAGAACATCTCGGCTGTTGGTGGTCTTGACAAGTATTCTAAAAAGAAGCTATTAGCTGGAGCATCCTCCATACTAAACCTAGTTAATCCGTGTAAAGCTCCTTTCGATCCAACTCCATCTACCGTCCCTGATATATCGTAACTATCACAACCAAAAGCTCCCATATGCTCGTTACCAGGATGCTTGATGCCATTTTTAAGTATAACTTTGTTTTGTATTCCAGAAGGTGGAACCCAACTTACTTTAAACCTACCTTTTGGATCTGGGTAAAATATAACTTTAGAATCTTTTATACCATTAACCCATTGAAAATTACCCGTCGTTATACCTAGTGTGTTAGACATTTCCTCGTTGTAATCTATTTGCTCATATATTTTAACTAAGTTAAATATGCTACCCTTAGTCTCATCTCTAAACGCGTGCTCTGTAGTTCTTGGGAACTGACGGTAAAATTCGTTTAAAGCATCTTGATCATCTTTTAAACCATCTACTTCGTTTTGCCAGTTATCTATTACACCTACATCTATTAATTCACCGTCTGGTGTAAGTCTGTCGATATCAGGAGTAGTAAAGACTGGAATTCCATACTCATCAATAAATCCTTCGTAGTTCCATTCCATTGGGATAAAAAGAGAGTATAGTCCAGACTTTGTCTGACCATTTCTATTTCGCGAGCTGACATCTGACGCGTTGTATAATTTCTTGAAATTATCTCCACCTTTATCTAATGCGTTTGAAGTAGAGCCCATCATACATTTACCAACAATCCTACTACCTAGTCGTAAACATGTTTTT